GGACGGAGGCGCGGTGAAGGTGATGCCGGTTGAAGTCCACGTAGTGGTCAGGGCGGGTGTACTACCGCCGAGGACTGTCATGCCAGACACCGGTGGTGGATTGCTTGCTGAATATACGCGATTATTGTTGTCATAGACAGAGGTCCCATCGATTCTTGAAGCCTGCATAGGAACGAATGCGTTATCGGCTGTGTTAACGACTCGCAGACCCGTTCCACCATTAACCGGTCCTTCACCAACTCTAACGTTATTTCCTAGCTTAACTCCTGGAACCGTGAGTTGACCGGTCATAGTATCGCCGGCTTTTAGAACCTTGGTATTATCTGTAGCTGTCGGCGTCTGCCACGTAACGGTGCCCGTACCATCAACAGTCAGAACTTGACCGTTGGCACCCTTCGGAAGCTTAGCTACCGCATCCGGTCCACTTCCAACAAGAATATCGCCAAGCGCATCAATCGCGGTGAACGGATTTGCAACGACTGGAAGATCGGCCCAGACAACCGCACCAGCAACCATAGTCAATCGCTGACCATCTACACCCTTACCAAGACGTACAACCGTGTTATCTGCGCTTCCAACAAGCAGGTCACCAGCAGCATTTATAAGCGTCCGATCAACGTACGCGGCATCCTGTGTAGCTTTAGTAACAAAGGATATCGGGAGCGTGGCCCAAGCGGTTACGCCATCGCCAACCTTAACTTCTCCGGTTGATCGATTCCAACCAAACTCACCATCACCGAGAATCGTATTAGCTGCGTTCCACTCAGCCGTGGTGCCCCGTCTTTGTAGCATGCGTGTGCCCATTTACGGTGCACCTCCATCAACCGTTGAAGTCTGATTTGAGACCGGCGGACCGCCGTCAAATGTGGCATAGTACGGCTCGAGAACCGTTCCAGCATCGAACGTGGATGCGTTGTACGACTCGAAAATATAAACAAGTTCAGGAATCGTTGGCAAACGAGATGCCTCATCATCTGATCCGTAAAGAATTTCCTCGATGCGCGTCAGAACCTCGAAAGGTGTTTCTCGTGTGTCAATCATGAAATGCGAGGTTGGTTTACGACCGGCAATTGCCGGAGGAGTTGTAGTTAACTTCCAGCTGAAGTTAAACGGATCAACAGAATCAGTAATCGTATCGTTAGAACGTGGCGACGGGGATGCTAGCGCATTGTAGATCAAATGAATCTTGTATGCGTGATCCGCACCGTCGACATCGTTTCCGATTTTAGTTCTATATGATAATCCGAAAGGTTTTCTTTTCTGCTGAGTTACAAACAGTCCGTTTTTATAAGGAGAGGTTCCATCACAAGTTGCGAATTCGTTAGGATACGTATAAGCTTCTAGAGTGGCCTCAAACTCTTCACCAGCAAGCCGATTCAGGTATTTAATTCCATCCACATAATACGGAGTTGCATCTCCACCAGTAGGAGCCTCGGATACCGAAACCAGACCATTCCACGGGACACCTTCGGCAGTTCCAACGTACAGAACACCTTGGTCAACGCCCATTTCATAAGTGCGTTCTCCAACAGCGCCCCAGTTAAGTCGTGTCACATCCGTTCCTCCTCTCAGCCTTTAGTTCCGAGTTGGGCCTTTCTCTGCTGATTCAACTCATGATTACGTCGAGCTATTTCTTGTCGACTCATCTTCTTCTGTGGTGCGTTCTTCTGATTACACACCTTTACAAGTGTCAACAGGCGATTAAGATGCCAATACTGACATTCAAACGGTATCGTTAATGCAACCATCCAATAGTAGATAATTTCTGCAGTAATGATTTCACGACTTGGTGTCTGTGGTGCGTCTGTAAACCACGTCGCAGTCATCTTCGCATTGATGTACTCGTTTATACTATTGATGTTAGTATTTGAGAGTTTCTGGTAAACCTCCGGAGGAATATTGGGGGTTATCGTCATGCATTTGATATACCACAACATTTCTTCAGAAGTTTTCTCACTGGGCCCAAGAAAGGGTTTCTCCCAAAAAGACTCCCATTTTGACAGGGAGACCAGAGAATGCTCAAGATCGATGGGAAGAGTCTTAACATCAACGAATTGATTCGTCTCGTTATCGAAACCTTCCTCAAGTGGAACAAGAATTGTAAGCATTCCCTGGCCTCCTTCCCAAAATCTACTAACCAGAGAGGCTAGTAGATGTACTGCCAGTCGTCGTCCGTGTTCGGCGGGAAGACGTAGCCGGCCTTCGGTACTGCACGAACAACCTTCTGATCGCCAACGGCCAGAACCACGTTGCCGGTTCGAACAACACCATCGATGGTGTAGTCGACCCCCGTTGTAACCGGAATGGCGATGGTGTGGGTCGCCGGGGTGTAAACCGGCTGAGCCGGAACAGCATTCGTAATCGCGCCGGCGAACATAGTGAGAACCTCAGGGGGCAGAGGAAGACGCGGGTTGGTACCGGCGGTACCGTAAAGAGCGTTCTCCAAAGCCGTCAGGTTGGCCGGCGTAACCTTGGTAGAGTCGATGGTCAGAATCGCCGCCGGCTTGTATGGAGCACCAACCGCCACCGGAGTGGTCGTAATGTCCCAGCTGAAGGGCATAGCCTCGGGCGTATCGTTGACCGTTGCATACGCCTTCTCAGAAGGGGCCGCCTGGCAACTGTAAACCAGGTGCAGCTTGTAGCCCAGATCTGATGCAGCAACATCGTTGCCAACCTTGGTACGGTACGACAGACCGAAGGCCTTACGAATCTGCTGACCAACAGACACACCAGGAGATGGAACTGCGGTACCATCAAACTGAGCAAACTGATCCGGGTAAGTCAAAGCCTCGACGGTTGCGCCGAAGTCTTCTGCCGAGGTCAGGTTTAGATACTTGATGTTGTCTGCATACACCGGATTGGAGTCAGCCCCTGAAGGCTTCTCCGTCACAGTCGTCAGACCGTTCCAAGCATAACCAGTATCGTATACGCCGTTTGTCGGCACATACAGGACCCCCTGGTCGACACCGGTTTCATACCGGCGCTCACCGACCTGGTCCCAGAGAAGCCTAGTCATCGTTTTCCTTTCTAAAAGTACAGAGTATAGACGTCATGGTTGAGGTTGTTTGCCGGAAAGAACCGGTTAAAGGCACACATGGGCAATGCTGCGACTTTCGTAGGGACCTCGCTATCCGGATCCCTGTCAATAATGGTCACTTGATACCGTCGAGTTTGAGAATAAGGACTATTATCGGCAAATTTAGAATCCAGATCGTCGCGACCATAAACGATACAAGGATACTTCATCTGAACATTAGATGGAGGCTGAAAATATACATTGCCGCTACCCAGAATCTCCTCAAGGAGTGACTGGAGTTGTACCCTCTTCGACGGCGGCTGTGGGTCCATTATAAACACCTCCTAGCCGTAAAAGAAGGCGAGGGCTCTGCACTTCGACGTCTGAAACCGTCCACAGAACCCCCGCCCACTTTATGTATCGAATGGCAAAGAAGTGTTCATTGGCATAGGCGTCAGCTACAATGCTGATAGAATTACCGACAGTTAAATCGTTATTAACTTTATCCGTTTCCTGAAGTTGTCTACTGTTCCGAATAACATCACCATAGTATTGTTTCTCAGTGATGACATCAGACGATACTCCAGGAGCAGATTGTTCTGGCTCGCCGTAACCGATCACACCAAAGAACTTTGCCATTAGAATCCTTGACTACTAGGCGGTGTAAGCGAACGTCCAGTCGTTGTCCGTGTTGTGCGCGAAGTTGTTACCGGCCGTCGGACGAGCCGCAACGTCGGTGGTGCGAGTGATGACTGTGGCACCCGGAGCCATGACGACCTCGTTAGTCGGGTCGGTGACGTCGTAGTACGTAACGCCAGCCACCGTCGGAACCGTCAGCGTGTTGGTAGCCTCATTGAAAGCGGGAACAGTCGGAACAACCGTAGTACCTACCGTACGCTTGATAACCAGAGCCGACTTCGGCTTGGTCAGGGCGCCGGACGCCCGCGTCTCAATCAGGTACTTGTACTGGTTGTAGTCGATGTCAAAGTCGTCGAACATGGAGATAGCGCCACCACGGTCTGCACCGATAGTATAGTCGCCCATGTTAACGATGATCGCCAGAAGGTCCGGGAAGTCCTCCATAACCTCGACGACAACGATCTTGTCGACCCGCAGAGAAGCAGCAAGCTCCTGTTCGGTATTGTAGAGTCGACGACCCATCTTGTCCTTGATCAGAATCATGTCCGTGAGAACATCATCCGACGTGAACAGAGTCGGAGTGCCAGTACCCTTGTAGTTCTTGCGGGACCGCAGAATAGACTCAACCGTAGCGTCGGCGGAAATATCCGTCGGCACCGTAACCGGGTGGGAGTACATCTCGTTGTCCCAGGCGATCGGACGAAGCTTGTCCTCGTCGATCTTGTCCTCGTCGTCGGGCTCGCGTCCGTCACCAATGAGGACCGCACGCGCGATTTCCTCCTCGAGCATGAGACGCATCTCACCCTTGAGCCACGCGACCACGTCAAGATCCGTAATGTCGATAATGTCATCACGGTCCAGCTTCTGCTTCTTGTAGATCGTGGTGGGGGTCGTAACCCTCTTGAGGAGCTTGATGATCTCCTCCTTCTTCAGGTTACCCTTGACGTAACCCTTGGCTCGAGCTTCGTCGGCCGTCAGGTCAGCTGCCAGCGACTTGATGCGAGAGAACGGAGAGTGCTTCGCGCCGTCAATGACGGCATTGACCCACTCAGTGCGGCGCTTGATGAGCTCAATTCCGCCGACAAGCTGAGCATCCGGGAACAGGATGTCGATGTCGGTAATGCTGTGCTGAACGGCATACTCTTCAAACGCAGCCTTGAACGAACCCAACTTCTGAGCGTTCTCAACGATGCCCTTGAGGTCTGAGTGACTCAGAGTCGGGCCCTTATCCTGCGCTTTGAGGGCGTCCTTCTCAAAGACGTTCGACATGATGTCGCTTCCTTCCTGATGGGTGAGGTCGCCCTCATCTGTAGTCTTAGTAGTGCTGTCGGTGCTTGTGTCTGTGTGCGTTGCAGTGCTGTCGACAGCACCCTCTTCGAGAGCAGCCTCGACCATCATGTGAAGCACGGTCTTCTGCTTGTCATTCATCGAATCGAGAACGTCCTGAACTGTTTCGTCCTTGTTATCGTCGGCATGCGAAACAGTCTCTTCAACCTCAGTCTCGAGCTTGTCAATCTCGTCCGTCTGCTCATCCACCGAAGCTGTTGTGCTGCTGTGCTCAATCGCCAGACCCGTAAAGATGACGGCCTCGTCGTCGAGCACCTCAATGTCGTTCGGGTCATCGCTGTGCGCAACTCGAACGAAATCGATAAGTGCACCAGGATTGGCGCCGGAAAGAACGAGACTAACCTCACGAATCATTCCATGAAGAACCGTCTTGCTCTTTTCAACCAACTGGTTTGCATAGATCGAAAGGTTCTTGATGTCGTCGTGCTGAACAAGAAGCTTAGCCTGCTGTCCAGGTTTGGTATCGTTGAAGTAACCCTGAACGTAAATGCCATCAGTACGTGCCTCAAGAATACCGTGCCCCAGAATGTTATCCGGCTTATCGTGACCATGCTGCCAAACAAGCGGGACGGTCATACCGTCCATGTGCTTGAAAGCCTCTGCAGTAATGGTCCGACCGTCGGAGCACTTGAGACCAGCCTTCGTGGCGTAGCCGCTAAAATCGGCTTCCATTTTGACTGTTCCTTCCTACTTGATTGTAGTTGACCTTCGCTCCGACGGAGCTGGAAGTTCTAATACTAAACAGCACGAGCCATACCCTTACGAGGCGGCTGCTTCACAGAAGCAAGTCCCGCATTTGCGTGCTTCCTTCTGATTTCGTCGTGCTGCTTCTTTAGATCCGCAACTCTCTTAACCTGGATCGCTCTCGCTTTGGGATCTTTAATTGATTTAGCCCAGGTTTCGAGAGAAGCAATCTGCTTATGCATAGCTTGCAGTCGAGCATCGGGTGTACTCTTTCCCGAATTCCAACCATTAACGCCATATACACTGCCGTCGGTATAGGTGGCTTCTCCACCGTTCTTACCGCTGAAGTTCACAATTTTGGCGCCATGCGGTGAAGTCATAGGCACTTCATCTTCTTGAAGTGTCTTAGTCTTTCCTTTTGGAAGGGGCGGTGTGGCCCCCTTCTTACGACCTTTTAATTGTCGAGTACGCATGTAATAGGCGTGAGCTTCTGCCGGATTGTAGTCTTTATGGATTAGAAGAACGCCTTCGATTAACTCATCCGCGGTCTTCATTGGCCAGCCCTCGAAAGAAGCCCGTCGATTTCCGTTTGGAGTGAATCAAGCGCGCTGGTATCTGAAGTTAGAGCAGCAGAAACAGCGGGGGCAGTGCTGTCTACTGCTGTAGTGCCTCCAACACCGGTCATCCCCACAGGAATGTTGCTGTTCACAAGCTGATCCGCCTTCGGTTCCTTAGAGGGTTTGAAACCGATAATCCCTCTGAATTCGTTGGACGTCAGAATCTCATTTCGAGTGAACTTGTCTGCCACCTCGGCAATGTCCTTAACTGGAACAAGCTTAAACGGATCCCGGAAGTAAAGAATGGACTGCTTTTGAGCTCGAGCAGTCTTAGTCAGGAAGGATCTACGCATAGCTTCTATAATTGCACGGACAAGTGGCTCAACAGTTCGGGCATGGTAATTAATCATTGAGGCTTCGTCGCCTTCGCCGTCCATGACCTTCTTGGTAATCCCGAGCTGAGAATACAACATTTCAGTCAGATATTGAATTTGTGCAAGAAGATTATTCTCTGTCGGGCGGTTAAGCTGAGTTATCTTTTCGGTACCGTCTGTATAAGCGATTCCATACCTACTACCCTTGAGCTGGAACTCAATGTCCTTACGTCTTTGTTCAGCCTGCTGCTTTCGTGTTTCAGACTTGACAACGTACGGCAGCTGAATAATAATGTCGAGCTTTCCCGAACCCGATTGCTCATCGATTGCGTCCAGAATATTGATTTTCCGAATCAATCGCTGAAGAGTCGAGTTTGGCTCGTTCATCACCGAGTAAAGAGGATTTTCGATAATCGCGCAGAAACGCTTCTCAAGAGTTATCTCTTCTCGACGACCCGTGTTTTCGTTGTACAGATTAACACGAACATGACGAGGCATCCATTGTACAATATCTCCGACACGAAGGGTCTTGATGTCGAAACTTCCAGATACCGACGGGTCAAGGGTCGTATCCACAGGTACAATACAAGCAACGCCTTTATCGAAAAGTGTATTAATAATGTCTTGCTTAAACGCACTGGTGGCTTGATCAATGTTTGCTTCGATAGTCAAACAGTTATTAAGTCCACTATCAATCTCTTCGATAAACCGATCGTTATCATCGAGACGCACATGACGAATATCAAGTGCTGCTACATCCATACCGATTCGAGTATAAAGCGAGGAGATGAGTGAGCGCTCGTTCGATAGATTTCGTACTCGATCAGGTCGTCCGTATCCGCCGTAGCTTACTCCAAATTCTGAAGTGCGAAAGTTATCCGCGGGGGTCTGATTGAGAAACGCGTTCCAAGCATGGCGGAGCTTACCGAGTGCTGCCATACGTCACCTCCTCCCTATTCAAAGGCTTCACGGTGGGCCTTATACGCAATATAGGCGTCCATGAGAGCCGCCACGTTGTCGATCTTTTCGTCTTGTCGTCTCTTTAGAAGCTTTCGGTTTCCATTTGTGTCCTCAAGAGTTATTGCATTACCCATCGCAAATTGCATTAGAGCCTGATCGAACATAAGCAAACGTTCGCTGCTCAGAATCTTAAGTTCGCCAAGCGGTACCGATTCTGTCCTCGCACCCTGAATGACCTTCTCGATTCCGAAAGGACCGTTCTCCTGCTCCCACCGCGCAACAAATTCTTTGGCATTGTATGGGTCAAATCCAAGAGTTCGAACGTCGTAACGCTGCTCTTCGATAAATCGATCGAGATCGTCATAGACATCCATCATATCAAGGATGGTGCCTTCGAGAACGTGAAGACTGCCTTCCTTGATGAACTCCTCATACTTAGCTCGCATGGCACCGGGGAGTTTCATCAACGTCAGAGACGTAATGTAACTTCGAGTCTTTACTCCGAATGCTCCTCGGGGAAGCGGGAACAAGAAAGTAAAGGCACAGAAGTCGTCTCCTTGAGAAAGATCGGCGCCCAGAGAGCAAGGCATCTCCCAGAACTCACGAGCGCGACCAGGGCGAGTTTCCTCGTAGGTGAAGAAGTATGTATAACCTTCCATCGGAATACCGAAACGCTTAGCAAGAATATCGTTACGAGACGCAGGAGCTTTCTCAGCCCTTTCAACCTCGAGATGATAGGTCTCGTATGTGACCGTCTTACCGATATTAGGCTGAGCTTTAGGCCACATCGAAGGATCGTTGACTTCTTCGAGCTCGTCCAGCTTGTAATGCCAGATAGATACGTGAGGGGCAATGTATTCACCCTTCAAAATATCCGCGAGCTCCATCTTGATCGTATCGCCAGATCCGTTACGAACAGTTCCTTCAGAGCTGATTGCCACGATCAAATAGTCATCAAGCTTTGTAGCGCCCTGCTCAATCGCACCAACAACATCTTCGCGGATGTCTCCTGATAGCCATTCGTCAACGGTAGACACCTTAGGACGAAGACCTTGGAGTTTGTTGATGGTCATCGGACGAATCTCAAGAAGAGATCCCGTGAGGAAGTTCTCAATACCCTTCTTTGTAGACGCAAGCTTAACTCTCAAAG